TCATTGACTACTTTGGTGAGGACATGTTGGAGTCCTTTACTGACGCTTACCAAGGCGAAATGACAGGCGCTGAGTTCGCTGAGCAGTTGGTTACTGACTGCTACTGCCTGGACATTCCTTCCTTTGTTTGCATCGATTGGGAGGCAACTTGGGAAGAATTGCGTTATGACTTCACCGAACTGGGTGACTACATCTTCGCTCAAAACTTCTGACCTCAGTGACATTTAAGGGTGTGCCACCTGCAGGGGTGGACACCCTCCTGGGGTTTCGTGCCCTGCAGCGACTACAATTACTTCAGTTCAAACAAAGGCACATGACCACCGCCACCGCAAACCTGATCGCTATCGCTTCTGAGTTGCAGGCAGCAGGTAAGGAAGTGAAAGTCACCGTTCTGCGTACCGCACACGGAACCAAGGCAAACCGCTACGCCAACCGCATCCGTGGTGGTTCCTCCCGTGTTCGCACTGGTGCCGGTTCCCGTTCGGTGAACCAAAGCACCAAAGCAACCGCCCTGGGTGACGTTTGCTGAAGTGGCACAGGGGTGCTTGACCGCAGTGTGGGTGCGTGGTAGGCAGTGCCGCCGCCCGCCCCGCCGGCGCCCCGTGGCGCGTGTATATAAAACGCCTAGGTACCATTAAGCTATAAAGTCTTGCTTTTGCGAGGTCTTTGTATAAGGCATGACTTTTCTATATAAAACAAAAGTGAGAAACGGAATACAGCGTATGCAAAAAAATCCCGGAGAAAATTTTTCGACTGTAGAGGTCGATCCTGTAACAGGGGAGTATGTTATCAAGGTACCTGAATGGATTGTATCTGAGTTCGGGTGGTATGAGGGTACAGAGATTAATATGGAAGTAGATAAGGATAGTATCGTAATTACCGAACTCTGAGTTAGCGAATCCCGTAAGGATGAGGTTTACAATAGGGTAGACTTGGAGTATAATTACAATTGAATCGATTCACATTCAAACTTGATTAAGTTATGGCAAAAGGATTTACAGTAAAAGCAAAAACGCCCACTGCGAACAAAGAACCAGAGTGGGATTATGCGAAAGCAAGAGAGATGGTAAAGGGGAAGACTGTCGTCTTCTGTTTACCTGGTAGGGGAGTATCATATGTGTTTCTCAAGAACTTTGTACAATTGTGTTTTGATTTGGTACAGAGTGGAGCAAGCATTCAGATTTCACAAGACTATAGTTCAATGGTGAACTTTGCACGTTGTAAGTGTCTTGGAGCGAATGTATTGCGTGGACCAGACCAGAAACCATGGGATGGTAAATTGAAGTATGATTATCAATTGTGGATTGATAGTGATATTGTGTTTAACAGTGAGAAGTTTTATCAATTGGTTTTGATGGACCAAGATATTGCAAGTGGTTGGTATTGTACCGAAGACGGTCAAACCACCAGTGTTGCACATTGGATGGAAGAAGATGATTTCCGTAATAATGGTGGAGTCATGAATCATGAAACGCTAGAGAGTATTGCGAAGCGTAAGAAGCCTTTCACTGTGGACTATGCAGGATTTGGATGGTTGTTGATTAAGCATGGTGTATTTGAGCATGATGAGATGAAGTATCCATGGTTTGCTCCTAAGATGCAGGTCTTTGAATCTGGTGAAGTACAGGACATGTGTGGAGAGGATGTATCATTCTGTCTGGATGCAAAAGAAGCAGGATTTGAGATTTGGTGCGATCCTCGTATCAGAGTCGGGCATGAAAAAACTCGCGTGATCTGATAATGGCACAGGAATTGTATACAATTCTCCATAAAGGTCGAGTTCTTGCAGAAGGCTTGACCAAAGATGAATACTTTGATAAACTAATGGACCTAGCGGAGGACTTCTACTCTTCTGGGTCACCGAATCCCTCGGAACTTGATACACAAATTACACAAGGAGATTAAATCATGGCAGTACGTTCAAAGATTGGTGTTTCAGGTGCAAGTTTTATGCCCGGAAAACCGAAGAAGACTCGTCAAGGAAACTCTTCAAATACGAAACTTGCCGCTTCTTCTCGTAATGGGAGAAAGAAAGCATATCGTGGACAAGGCAAATGATATGAAAGAGGGGTCTTCGGACCCCTTTTTTTGTCAATAAATATCGGTAAGGGATAGCAACCCCTCTAAAAGTTCTGATTTCGTTGTAAATCAGATGCTAAAATGGGCAATTCACCTGTAGATAGAGATTCAAACTACATGAGAGAGATGTGGGGAACCACTCATCTTGTGACAGATTACATTAGGACCGAAACAATGAACGATTTTTTAGATAACTTAGGCAATCATCAACATCAAAAGATGCTTCGTGAGATTGCAAATGATGATATTACACCTAAGAAGCATGATTTTAAGACTCAGAATGAAATTCATGAGAAAATTAATGATGATGATGGTACAGAACCCACATATGGGAAGATTTCTGGGTAGTAGGTATAAATAAATTCAGAAAAATCTACCCGTACAATGGCATCAAAGAGGGTTTCTAGGGCATTTAAGGATATTAGTTTTGCTTTTGATCCACATCCTGTGACAAAAGACCTTCCTGTCTTGACCAATGAGAATGCAATCACTCGATCTGTACGTAATTTGGTTGAAACAATACCAACTGAACGGTTTTTTAACTCATTATTAGGAACAGATATTCGTAAAAGTTTATTTGGTTTCGTTGATTTTGCAACTGCAACCGTTATTGAAGACCAAATTAGGAATACGATTGAATTTTTTGAGGATCGTGTTGAAAATGTACGCATTGATGTTGATCCAAGACCTGATGCAAACTCATTTGATGTCTCAGTTTACTTTGATATTGTAGGACAAGATTTTCCACCTCAAGCCTTTTCGTTCATACTAGAGGCAACGCGATAAAAAATGCCTTTTACACAGTTTACTAACCTAGATTACGACCAGATAAAGACCCAAATCAAAGATTATCTCCGTGCAAACTCAAATTTCACGGATTTTGACTTTGAAGGGTCTAATTTTTCAGTCTTAATCGATACTCTTGCTTATAATACTTACATTAATGCATTCAATGCAAACCTTGTAGTGAATGAATCGTTCCTTGATGGAGCGACAGTACGTGAAAATGTGGTTTCTTTAGCAAGAAACATCGGATATATACCTCGCTCTAGGAGCGCCGCTAAGGCACAGGTTACATTTTCCGTACCAACTACCACTAGTAGTCCTTCTATCACGCTTGAAGCAGGTCTGGTGTGTGTTGGAGCAGCAGATAACACATCATATAGGTTCTCGATACCAGAAGATTTAACTAGTACTGTTGTAAATGGGGCAGCACAGTTTGGATCAGCAGAAAAACCTGTTGAAATCTATCAAGGTTCGTTACTGACCAGACAATTTTTAGTTGATACTTCACAAGATCAAAGATTTATCCTTGATAATCCCAATATTGACACTTCAACCATCACTGCTTTTGTAAAAGGAGTCAATGATAGTGGTTTTGGGCGTGAATATCACCTTGTAGATAACATTTTAAACATTGATGGCACTTCAGAAATCTTCTTGATTCAAGAAGTTCAAGATGAAAGGTATGAATTGCTGTTTGGTGATGGATTTTTCGGTAAAAAGTTAGAAAATAACGCAGTTATCACTATCAGATACATTGTTACTGATGGTGAAGCAGGAAATGGACCATCATTCTTCGATTTCCAAGGAAATTTTGTTGATTCTGGCAATGTTAGAGTCATTCCTACTGGAACAATCCCCGTTACAACCGTTGAGAAGGCGATAAACGGCGGTGCAGCAGAGAATGTATCATCGATTAAGTACTTTGCTCCTAGATTGTATTCTGCACAGTACAGAGCGGTTACATCAAGGGACTATGAGGCGATTATTGCTTCAATCTATTCTAACACAGAGTCTGTTGCTGTTGTTGGTGGAGAAGAATTAAATCCTCCAAAGTTTGGTACAGTGCAAATTAGTATCAAACCTAAGAATGGTACTTATGTTTCTGATTTTGATAAACAAAACATTCTTAATAAACTGAAGCAATACTCAATTGCTGGTATTAATCAGAAAATTGTTGACCTTAAGATTCTTTATGTTGAGATTGATTCGACAGTTTACTACAATACTCAACAAGTTTCGAATGTAAATGACTTGAGAACAAATATTATTGCATCTTTGGAAACATATTCAAAAGATGTTGATATGAATCGCTTCGGTGGTAGATTTAAGTACAGTAAAATTCTTCAACTGATTGACCGTGTGGAGAATTCAATCACTTCTAATATTACTAAGATTAAAATTAGAAGAGATATGAAGGTATTGATCAATCAATTTGCTCAATATGAACTTTGTTTTGGTAATAGATTCCATATTAACCCAGAAGGATTCAATATCAAGAGTACCGGATTTACAATTGCTGGTAGTAACGATATTGTTTACTTCACTGATGTGCCAAACAAAGATGAAAATGGCAATCTTGATGGAAGTGGTAAAGGTGTTCTCTCCGCAATTAAGAGAACTGAGAATGACAAACTGCAAGTTGCTGCTAAGAGTGTAGGAACAGTTGATTATGTTACTGGTGAAATTAATGTAAACACGATTAACATCACATCTACACTTGCTGATAACAATATTATTGAGGTTCAGGCATTCCCAGATTCTAATGATGTTGTTGGTTTGAAAGATCTTTATCTCTCATTAGACATTCCAAATAGCACAATAAATATGGTTAAAGATGTCATTGCATCTGGCGAAGATATTTCTGGTGTATCTTTCACAAGAGATTACTATACTTCAAGTTATTCAAACGGAGCATTAGAGAGGAAGTAAAATATGTCGCATTTTGAGAAGAGAGTGCAACTCAATAAAATTATTGAGAGCCAACTTCCAGAATTTTTAGTTGCCGATTTTCCTAAAGCGGTAGAATTTTTCAAGCAATATTACCTCTCCCAAGAATATCAGGGAGGTAATACTGACCTGATTGATAATCTTGATCGATATCTCAAGATTGATAATCTTGTCCCTGAAGTTGTTATTGGTAAAACCAGTCTCTCTAACTCAATCACGGCATCAGATACTACAATTACAGTAGGATCAACAAAAGGATTTCCAGATGAGTATGGACTTCTGAAGATTGGTGATGAAGTTATTACATATACTGCCAAAACTGCAACTACATTTACTGGATGTATACGTGGATTCAGTGGTATTACTGGATATGACGATAGAAGTAGAGAGTATTTTGTAAATGCAAATCGTCAGAATGTAATATTTTCAGATACTGATGCTGCAAGTCATTCTGCATCAGCGGAAGTTAGAAACTTAAGTGCTTTATTCTTACAAGAATTTTATAAAAAGTTAAAGAGAACTTTCACCCCAGGGTTTGAAGAAGAAACTTTTGTTTCTGATTTAAATGTTGGAAACTTTATCAAACATGCCAGAAACTTTTATCAATCAAAAGGCATTGAAGAATCTATTGTAATTCTTTTCAAAGTACTTTATGGTATCACTGCTAAGGTACTTGATCTAGAAACTAGACTGATTAAACCTTCTTCTGCAGAATATGTTAGAAGAGAAGTTGTTGTAGCAGAAAGAATTTCTGGAGACCCATTCAAACTAGAAGGTCAAACTATATTCAGATCTAATGATTTGAATACTAGTGCATCAATATCTGATGTAGAAATTTTTACTAGAGAAGGTAAAACGTTCTACAAACTTGGTTTGTTCATTGGATATAATGATAGAGAACTGGTAGAAGGAACGTTTGATGTTCCTGGTTTCTCTAGATCATTGGAAACAGTTTCCATAGGTTCATCAATCATTAGTGTTGATTCAACTATTGGTTTTGATGCTAGTGGAACTTTGAATATTGATGGTCAGATTGTAACTTATAAGAGTAAGAGTATCAATCAATTCTTTGATTGTACTGGTATAACACAGGTTATTAATCTTGGTGATGGTGTAAGAGCAAATGAGAATATTTTTGGTTTTGAAGATGGTGATACTGAAAAGAAAGTTGAACTTCGTATAACAGGTGTTCTTTCAAACTTTGAAGCACTTGAAGACTCTCCTCTTATGGAAGTTGATGAGGAAATTTATGTAAGAAATATTGGTGAACTGATTGAAAATCCAGACGGCGAGAAGACTTACAAAGAATCTTTCGGAAACTCATGGTTGTACAACACCAGTACAAGATTTGAAGTTGATACTATTCAGAATGGTACGTTTACATTAAAGTCAAGAATTATTGATAAGTCTACACTTAGAGTTGGTGATTCTGTAGATATTCTAGTTGGTAATTCTGTAAATCATAGTAATGCAGTTGTTAGTAATATTAACTTAGCAACTCGTGAAGTTGGTCTAACAAATCTGTCATCATTTACACCCGCACCAGGAGTTTCTTACAGTATAAGAAGAAACTTAATCAAAGCAAAGAGTACAAATACTGGATTAAAACTTGGTAACGATAAGTATATTGCAAATGCCCTGAATGTCTATACTGATGATTCACAAGTTTATGGGTATGTTGCTTCACATTCACTTCCTGGATATGAAATTGAAGATAATATTATTGAATCCAAGTGTCCAGATGGAACTACAAACAATCTAGATGGATATGATTCATATTACAACAATTATTCAATAATTAAATTTGCGACCAGTGTTAGATTCATTGATGGTGATGCTATAAGATATACTGCTACAAATGCATTTAAAGGATTAACTTCTGGTGAACTTTACCATGTAAGAAAGGTTGATTCTAATAAGATTAGACTGTATGCATCCAAGTCTCTTCTTAATGCAGATGAATTTGTTAGATTTGATTCTCCAGATATTTTAACTGGAGAGCATCTGTTTACTCTTCAGCGTCATGAAGATAGACTAATATCTCCAAATAATATTCTTAGAAAATTCCCAATCAAACAAGCTTTAAGTGCTGAGAGAGAATCTGATAGAAATATTGGAAACGTTGGAGTTATGATTAATGGTGTTGAAATTTCTTCACCAGAATCAAGAGATAAGATTTATTATGGTCCACTTACAAAATTTGATGTTCTTAATGGTGGTGATGGGTATGATGTAATCAATCCACCAGAAATTACTATTAGTATAGGTGCAGGTTCATCTGCATTAGTTGAACCCACAATTATTGGTAGTGTAAAAGAAGTTTTTGTAGATCCTCAAGAGTTTGATATTAATGATGTTCTTTCTGTCGATATTACTGGTGGAAATGGAACTGGGTGCGAATTAAAACCAATTCTTGGATCAAGATTTAGAGAACTTAAGTTTGATAGTCGTCCACTCTCACTTGGTGGTGGAGTTGATATTACAAATGAAACAATTACATTCCAGAATCCCCACAACCTTATAAATGGCGATTCCCTCATTTACAATAGGAATGGAAATAATCCAATTAATATTGGAGTTGCTTTTGATGTCACAAACACAACGACAGGTACCCTTGGAAGCGGCGACGAGTACTTTATTCGTGTAGTTAATACATCTAGTATCCAACTGCACAAATCACAAGCAGAGGCGCTTGTAGGGGTGAATACGATTGGATTCTCAACAGCAACATCTTCTGCAGGTATCCATAAGTTTAGAACATTATCAAAAAATAATTTAAGAGAAGTTAAGGTCCTTAACTCTGGTTCTGGGTACACACATAGAAAACTTAGAATTAAGAATTCGGGAATCTCTACTTCTTATGATACTTTCTCATTCCCGAATCATGGATTTGAGACTGGTGAGACCGTAAGATACTCTGTTGAAACGTATACAGGTATTAGTACAACCACAGACCTTTCCGTAGTTGGACTGAGCACACTTAATCAATATTCAATCCATAAGATTGATGATAACAAATTCAAACTTATTGATGTTGGTGTTGGTGGAACTGTAACAACTGATTTAGTACGTAGTAAAATTGTAAATATAACTGGAATTGGAACTGATTCTTCAAATCCAAATGGTGGATATCATATATTCCAGTATCCAGAAATTACTGTTTCTGCAAACGTATCTTATGGTGGAACAGTAGGAACCATTGTATTCACTCCCGTTATCACTGGAGAAATTTCAGATGCATATTTGTATGAAACTGGTTCTGGATATGGTTCTACAACTCTCAACTTACACAAAAAACCATTAATATCCGTTAAAGAAAGCGTCAATTCACAATTAGCACCAATCATTGTAAATGGACGGATTGAAGATGTTCAGGTATTGAACAAAGGCAGTAATTTTACTTCACCTCCAGAACTTATCGTCGAAGACACGACATCTCCTAGTGGAGTTGGTGCAATCTTACGACCTGTAATTATTGATGGTAGACTTGATGATGTTATCGTTATCAACGCTGGTATTGGTTATAGTGCCAATACAACTTCCATCTTTGTAAAAGAAAGAGGTCTTGGTGCCAAGTTTGATACAAGAGTTAGAGTTCTTTCTGTAAATGATGCTGAAAGATATTCTGATTATTCAAAAACAAAGTCTAAAAAGATATTCTCAAATCTTTATAAGAATGAGAAAGATGATTCTCTTGTTTATGCAATCCATGGATATTCTGAGGATTTAGCACAAAACTTTGAATCACTTGGTTCAAATCATTCCCCAATTATTGGATGGGCATATGATGGAAATCCAATCTATGGTCCCTTTGGATATAGTTCTCCAGAGAATATTCAGTCTGGTATTAGAATGCTCAAGACTGGATATGAACTTGTAACCAGTTCTGTAGAAGATAGACCTTCATTCAAACCAGGATTCTTTATCGGAGATTACAAATACACTGGTAGTGGAGATTTGGATAGGCATAATGGAAGATTCTGTATAACTCCAGAGTATCCAGAGGGTGTATATGCATACTTTGTTGGTGTCTCTACAAGTTTGACTTCACCAGACTTTGAACCTTCTTATCCATATTTTGTCGGTAATACCTACAAAAATTCTATTATTGAAGAAAACTTCACTTTAGACCACAGTTTTGATTTCAATAATTCTAACTTAGTTAGAAATACATTCCCATATAATATTAATAATCCAGATGCTGATTATGATTTCCTCAATGAAGGATATGAATCTTTCAATCAGAAGAGTGTTGTAAAGGCAGTTACTCAGGGTGGTGTTAATCAATTAAGTGTAGTTGAGGGTGGAAGTGGATATTCAATTGGAGATAGAGTTAACTTTGATATTAGTGAAACTAATGGTGCAGGACTTAGAGCAGAAGTTTCGGAATTAGTTGGTGCAGCAATAACATCAATTGTAACAAATTTAGAAACTTACCCTGGATGTGTACTTACATGGGATAATGATGATCAGATTTCTGCAAACTTTAGAGGTGGATTTGATCTCAATAATAATGATAACGTTCTGATTACTGGATTATCAACAACTAAGAACGCTCTTGATGGAAATTTCCGTATTGGATTTAGTACCAGTTCTGTTGCCATTGCATCATCAATGACAACATACACTTCAACTCCATATGGAAAATTTGAAGATATTATTCTTAGTGCAAGTGTTCCACTTGTTTCTGCAGGAAGTAGTGCAGTTATTGGTGGCGAAACAGTTGTCATTTTAAACAATTTTGGAAATGGCATTTTAAGAGTTAAGAGACCTCAATCTGCAGGTGTTGGTCATACAATAGGTACAGAATTACAATTCAAACAGAGTACAATAACAATAAATGCATCAACCACTAAATTTGATTCTTCTGTTGATGATATTGTATTCTTTAACCCCAAAAATAGTGTAGGTCTTGGAACCACTTCAGGTTCTGCAGTTGTTCGACCATTTAATGTTGGTGTAACATCAGTAACGATTTCTGTTCCTACCCGTCAACTTTATCTCAGTAACCATCCATTCAAGACTGGACAAAAGATAACTTATACACATCCACCAAAACCAGGAACATCAGAACTTGTACTTGGTCCATCAGATTCTCTTGTTGGAACATTCAATCTTACTGATGGTACAGATTTGTATGTTATCAATAAAGGTCGAAACTATATTGGTCTTGTTACTACGGTTGGTCTAACAACCTCAGGTAATGGATTATACTTCCATAGCGATGGTACTGATAATGATGAGTATAGATTCACAACAAATAAGCAACAAATTACAGCAGATGTTAGTAGGGTTGTAACTACTGTAAGTTGTGGTGAAACCCATGGTTTATCTAATAAAGATTTAATTAACTTAGTTGTTAAACCAAATGTAACTGTTGGTCTTGGTACAACTGCTCCGATTAGAGTTGAATTCAATGATGTTGACAAAAAGTTACTTGTCAACCCAGTAGGAGTTACTTCATCTTCATTTAATACAAGTACTAATGAGATTACTATCAATAGTCATGGATATGAAACTGGAGATAAGCTTTACTATGAAAGTGAACAACCTTTTGTAGGTCTCTACACAGGTTCATTCTTTGTTGTTAAGAAAAATAGTGATAAATTCAAACTTGCAGAAACATATTATGAAACTACTGATGATGGTCTTAAAACTATCAATATTACTGGTGCTGGAGCAACAGATCATAGATTCTCATTAATTAATCCAAGAATTGAAGTTGTTAGCAACTCTGATCTTAAATTTGATTTAAGTCATGATTCTCTCAGTGGATATAAACTGAAAATCTTCAATGAGAATTTGTTTATTAATGAATTCACTTCAGCTGATGATGGTATTTTCAATGTTTCTGGTGTAGGAACAGTTGGAATTGGTACCACTAATGGAATTGCAACACTTACTATTAAGCATTCTGACAATATTCCATCAAGATTATTCTATGCTTTAGAAAAATCTGGATATATTAGTACTGCCGACAATACTGTTGTCAATCATTCTCAAATCAATTACGTTGATAGTGAGTATAATGGCGACTATCAAGTCTTCGGAGTAGGCACTACTACATTCAATATCTCGCAGAGAGTTCCAAAAATATTGAATTTTGTTGATACTGATTGTGATACTTTAGAATTCACCACAAAATCAAATACTGCTCAAAATGGTGCGATTGCTAAACTCAATATTCTTTCGCCTGGATTTGCTTTCGAAAAACTTCCTAAGTTTAGTGATGTTACTACAGAAAATGGCATCAATGCAAATATTGCAGCAATATCAACTTCTATTGGAAGAATCAAAACAGTAAGATTTGTTGATTTTGGATATGATTATCCATCAGACAAAACATTAAGACCAGAAGCAGTTATACCACCAATTATTTCTATTGATAATCTTGATACAGTTAAGAAAATTGATATCGTATTTGGTGGTGAAAAGTATATGAATGATCCTGATTTGGTTCTCTTTAATGAGACAACCAAAGAGATTGTTGATTCTTCAACCTTTATTGCTCATGCACCAAATGGTTCAATATCTGAAGTTGAGCAGTTGGCACCAATTAATGGATTAGATTCTGAACCGCATAGATTAATTGCAATCAATAACTCCAATGGTGTAGGAATTTCTTCAATAGTAAGTGGAAATTCTGGTATTGCAACATGTACTCTCAAAACTCCTATTTTAGGATTTACTACTAAGTTATTTGATGTTGGTGATAGAGTCTTTGTTGAGGGTATTGAATTAATTCCAGGTAGTGGTGAAGGATTTAACTCTTCGGATTATGATTACAAATTCTTTGAAGTTATTAATTATAATGATACAAGTCCGGCACAACTGACATTTAGATTGGTTGGTGAAGATGGAATTGGTCTTAGCACTAATCCAGGATTTGCAAAAACCTTCCAATCTGGATATGCAACAATTATCAACAAAGAAAATTATCCAATCATTGATGTTATTCAAGAAAGAGCTCCTTTCGTCAGGAATGAGCAACTGTTTGTAGATACTGGAACTGGATTCAATAAAGTTGATTTATTTGTATCATTGGTTAGAGATGATTATATTAAGACGAGAGGTGATTACCTTCTCAGAAAAGGTGATAGAGTAAAAGGAATTATTAGTGGCACTATTGCTGATGTTACTAATGTTGCTAAGAAGAAGGCTAAATTCAATATCAGTTATTCTTCCAAAGTAGATCTTGGATGGAAAGATGATATTGGAAAGATAAGTGAAGATTTCCAAGTAACTCCAAATAATGATTACTATCAGAATCTTTCATACTCAATCAAGAGTCCAATAACTTGGGAAGAATTTTCTGGACCAGTTAATAGTATAATTCACCCAGCAGGTCTTAAGAACTTTGCTGATGTTGGAATTACATCTTCCGCAAGTATTAGTGCTGGTCTTGCAGGCACAACAACATCATTAGTTGTCCTTGATGTTGTAAATGAGACTAGAGTTGATACTATCAATAACTTTGATAATACTGTTGACGAAGATCCAAGACAAAGTCCAGTTGGTAATTTCTTACAATCCAACACTTTACAAATTCAAAATAGAAAACTAACTGATTTTACTGAGTGTAGAACTAATAGAGTTCTGATTCATGATGATATTAGTCCACAATTCTCAAGTAGAGGATTTAAAGATTTATTTGTAGAACTTGAGGTTCTTGATTTTGCAGAAAAACATGTAAGATATCTGATTCAAGTTGTGGATCCAGATACTTCCGATATTCAATTAACAGAATTAGTTCTTCAATCTTCTGTTAATTCTACATTCTTATTTGAGAAAAATACAACATGGTCCAATAGAAAACTTGGATCATTCACTGCAGATATTGATACTGATGGTAGAAAGACGATTAAGTTTGAACCAACAGACCCATATGATACTGACCATGATATCAAAATTCTTAAGAAGGATTATATCTATGATTCACTCCCAGGAGGAGTATCTAGTGTAGGTATACAAACGATAGGTTCAATTGAAGTTATCGGTTCATTCACTGCTGGTATATCAAGTGTTGGAACTGCATCTAGTATTAAGACCCTTTATGAGTTTGATGCGAATAATTTCAACGGTGCATTTGCAAATGTTGAAATTGCAGATAGATTTAGTAGTGATGTAAATTATATTGAAGCTGCTATCAATTTTGATGGTACAGATACTTATCTGAGTGAGTATTATTTTGATACTGTTTCACAATCCTATAGTGCAACTCAAACTGGAATCCTTAGTGTTGCATATGATTCTAATGCAGGAACAATTTTACTTACTGCAAAGAACAATGGAATTTCTTCGACATCAACGTATGATGTTCGTACAAATATCGTTGGATTTAATACAACAACCAACGGAATCGGAACTTATAGATTCCTGCTTACAAATCAACCACCAGGTTCAGAAAAGAGTGGAAGATTAGAAACTACTGTTGGTGTTGGAACAACTGCGATTAGGGTTGGTACTTTTGATATTAGAACTATTTCGGCATCAAATTCTGTTGTTTCAGTATCTGCTGCTCAAACTTCTGCAATTCATCAGGTTAATATTATTGCAAATGATCAGGAATCTGAAGTTTATGTAACTTCTGGAGCGTTCTCCCCAGCAAATAATGTAACTGGTCTTGGAACTTTTGGTGGAGAAGTTAATGGAAATAATTTCTATCTAAACTTCTATCCAGATGCAGGATATAATGTAGAAGCACAGTCCTTCAATGAAGTTCTGTATCGTGAGATGGACTTTGATAATCAGGCAAATCCACTGGAATATGGACCAGCATCTCAATTAGTATTCCTCTCATCCTTTGATGGATTAAATGGATTAAGAGCAAATAGAGTAAACTTTACTCTCAAGCATGAAGGCGATCCAATTTATACTAAGACATTTGATCCAGCAAATACTACAAAACTGGATTATGCAACTGGAGTCTTTACATATCCAAATCACTTCTTTAATACTGGTGAAGAGTTAGATTATAGACCAGAATCAACTTTTGTTGGTGTTGGTAAATCTGCAATGGGTATTGGTAGTACTGAAAACTATCTTGGAATTGTTACTGATAGACTTCCAGAAAAAGTTTATCCAGTTGCATTAACTCCAAATACTTTCCAACTTGCAACTAAGAAGGAATATGCTATAGCAGCAGCCGCTTCTCCTAATACTGGTATTGCAGTTACATTTACCGATGCTGGTCTTGGAAATGCACATGAACTTGAATTCACTAAAAAATTAACAAAAACTGTTGTTGCTCTTGACGGTATTGTTCAACAACCAATCACATTTACTCCAATCAACCATTTATTGGAGAATAATAGTGGTGGAATCATTGCAGGTATATCTACATTCAATTTAAGTGGTATTTCTTCAATTCAACCAAGAGATATTCTTAGAATTGATGATGAATATATGAAGGTAGTTGAAGTTGGTTTGAGTACTAATGTTGGTGGTCAATTGCTTGGACCAATTAATGGTATTATTGCAGCTGCTGGTTTAGCAGCAACTTTCCCAACAGTTTCTGTTGAGAGAGGCATTGTTGGTTCTGCTGCAACTACACACACTGATGGTGCTGAGGTTAGAATTTACCGAGGTTCTATTAACATTGTTAAAAATGAAATTTATTTTGTAGACCCACCAAAAGGAAATTCTAGATCAAGAAGAGATGCGTCTAATCTTCCTTATGTTAAGGCAGAATATACTGGCAGAACGTTCTTGAGATCGGATTATGATACCAACGTGTTATTTGATGACATTTCAGATAGTTTCACTGGTATTGCAAAAACGTATACAACAACAACCAGTGGAGTGAACACTTCTGGTGTTGAACCTGGAAATGGAATTCTGTTTATCAATGGAGTCTTCCAAACACCTTCAACTTTAAATAATGCAGGAAATAATTATCTCTTTGAAGGTGATACTAATGCAGGTATTTCCAGTGTTGTGTTTACTGGAATCACATCAGTCAATGGAACTCCCATTCAATCTGAATTTGATATTAACCAAAACCAGATTCCAAGAGGTGGTTTAGTCGTTTCTCTTGGATCAACACCTGGTCTTGGATATGCACCTTTGGTTGGTGCTAAAGTAAAAGCAGAGATAGGTGCTAACAAATCTATTTCAAATATCGTTGGCATTAATACTTGGACAAGACCTGTTGGTGTTCTGACAGCATCTTATAATAACATTTCAGGTATTCTTGAAGTTGAAACTACAGAACCCCATAATCTTAGAACTGGAGATGCTGTTAAACTTGTCGACCTTGAATTCACATGCCCAGGTGGTTCTGGCATAACAACGACCATTTTCCCAGATCATGATCGTTCATTGGATATTTTCAATATAATTGATGCTAAGAAGTTGAATGTTGTTGTTGGACCAAGCACAATTCAGCACTTCTATGATAATGGTGGTGAAGTTTATAGGCATTATTCACTGAACTTTGGTTCTGGATATAGATCTCCTGTTTCTATTGCAGTTACAGACCGTTCATATGAACATAGATTTGTTAGGGCGGGAGTAAATTCAACGTTTGATGGTAATGGAAATACCTATTCGATCACTAATGCTAAGTTTACTTCAAGTACAGGTGAACTCCAGGTAACTATTGATGGACATGGATTAACAACTTCAGATACAGTTGGATTTGATACTGGTTCAATTGTATTCAGATGTTCTGATGATGACTTCTTCACTGAGCAAGTTTATCCAAGACCTACAGACCCTGCAGCAGGTGTTAATATTGCTATTGCATCTACCACGGTTAATACTATTACAGTAAATGTTGGTCCTGCTGGTGGTGCTGGAACTGGTGCTGTTGTTGAGGCAATTGTTGGTGCTGGTGGTACTCTTGCATTTAACATTGTTAACGGTGGTAGTGGATATGTTAATCCTGTTATTGAGATTCCAGAACCAAATTATGAAAACATGCCTGTTGTTGGTGTATCAAGACTTGGTGTTGGTGCAACAACAGATACTGGAAAGAATCTTCTTCTTAATGTAACTATTGGTGCAGCAGGAACAAGTAATGTTGGTATTGGTTCTACTTTATTCTCAGTAGATTCATTCAAGATTGCCAGAAATGGATACGGATTCCGACCTGGTGATGTTGTTAAAGTGGTTGGACTTGTTACTGCAAAAGATTACACTGCACCAATTGATGACTTTAAAGTAGAAATTACTCAAACCTTTAATGATTTCTTCTCGGCATGGTCATTTGGTGAAATGGATTACATTGACAGCGTCGCAGGACTGCAAGATGGAGTTAGAAAGAGATTCCCACTGTTCTATAATGGAGAACTGTTAGCATTTGAAATTGATCCTGCCGCAGCCCTTTCAAGTGCAATTGACTTGGATGCTGTTCTTGTTATCTTCATCAATGGTGTTCTTCAGACTCCAGGTTATGCATATAACTTCACTGGAGGAACTTCTTTCAGCTTTACAGAACCACCTAAGGTTAACGATAAAGTTGATATTTTCTTCTATGTTGGACAAAGTGGAGTTGATGTTGGAATTACAACTGTTACAGAATCTATTAAAGTTGGTGATGATGTTTTTGTTAGAAAGCATCCTGGAATTCCATCAACTGAAGACCAACTTGAAGAGAGAACTATTTCTGAAATTCTTGGTTCAGATACTGTCGAAACGGCAATATACACGGGACCTGGTGTAAATCAAAATGATTTCAAACCTTTCTATTGGACAAAGCAGAAGAAAGACAAGTACATTAAGGGCGATGTTGTTTACAAAACAAGAGCATCTCTTGAACCTAAGATCTTCCCAACTGCTAAAGTTATTGGTGATATAAACTCTAATAGTACTGAAATCTTTGTAGATAATGCACAATTCTTTGATTATGATGAAATCATCTATGATTTGAATCTTAATACATTTGAATTTGATGCATTCGTAATGGATTCAGATGAACCTGTTTCTGCAGCATTCACTGCAACAGTTAGTGCAGCAGGAACTATTACTTCTGTTCAAATTCTTGATGGTGGAAGTGGATATAGTGGTTCTACTCTTGACTTGAGATTCTCTGCACCTAGAGTTATCGGTGTAGGAGTTGGTACTACTGCAACGGCAACTGCTACAATTGGCGCTACAGGTACCATTACTTCAGTAACATTAACTAATCCTGGTCTTGGTTATACTAATTCTAATAATCAACCGTTAGTACCAAATATTATTGTAGAAAGTCCTACACCAACTAGAGAAATTCTTACTGAAATTTCAAACGTTCAAGGATTTACTGGAATTATTACAGGAATTAACGAATCTACTGGTACTAATGGGCAGAAGGCAATTAGTTTCTTCTTCTCAGCATTGAAAGATTATGGCGTTCAGGGTGAATCTGAACTTGCTTCTGATGCATTAGACTTACTGCCAGGATATCCAATTCTTGTTTCAAATACAAGAGTTGGTAATGGAGTTACTTCTGTTTATGATTCTGATAATGCAATTGTATCGATTGGTAATACATTCTTAGATAACATTTACATTGTAGATTCTATCCAAAGTGTTGGTCCTATCGGTGTTATAACATGTAATGTTCATAGTGGTTCTAATTTAACTGCTATTGGTTCAACAGGCAATTTTGATGAAAATAATGCAGGACTTACGACCTCTCTTGGTACTTTCTCTTGGGGAAGAATCTATAACTTCAACGAGAGAACCACTCCAGTTTCTATTGGAGTTACTGGATTGACAGTAGATTCTGGATTATCTACCTTCCCAACAATTCAAAGAAGGGGTAATTTTGGCGAAGGAAAATCTGGTGCAGTTCGTTCCAGAAAACCAATTGCAGATCCAAATATTGTTCTAGACAATATTTTACCTTTCTATCCATAATAAATACATAAAAAAAGATAACAATGTCAGCACTTGTTACTGATCAATTTAGAATCTTGAATGCAAGTAATTTTGTAGAGTCGGTACAAAACACTACTAACTCATACTACATTACTGTTGGTCTTCCCAATCCCACTATTGTTGGGTATGGGAGGTCTAATACCTGGAATACTAATCCTCCTGCACCTATTGATAACCTTGCATACAACAAACATAGTGGCGATGTCACTTTGTATGGTAAGAGGGTTTCATCCTCAAATGTAAGAAGATTGGTCAGGAAAATTCAATGGACTTCTGGAACGAAGTATGAAATGTATCGTCAAGACTATAGCGTCTTGAATCCAGCACCATTGACAAATGCATCAAGATTGTATGATGCAAATTATTATGTAATAAATTCCGATTTCAGAGTTTATATTTGTATTGAAAATGGTTCTAGTGGTTCTAATCCAAAGGGTAATAACTCTCAGGATGAACCAACATTTACGGATTTAGAACCAACTAGAGCTGGCGATAGTGGTGATGGATATATTTGGAAGTATCTGTTTACTATTAGTCCTAGTGACATTATCAAGTTTGATTCCACAGAATATATTACAGTTCCAAACGATTGGTTGACAACTAATGATGCTCAAATAAGAGCAATCAGAGAATCATCAAATTCTGATGTAAATGAAAATCAAATTAAAACAGTTTACATTGAAAATGAAGGTTCTAACTATGCAAATGGTCTTGGACAAGAACTTGATATAATCGGTGATGGTACTGGTGGTAGAGTTAGAGTTGATGTTGTTGGTGGAAAAATTACTAACACCGTCGTAACTTCTGGTGGTAAAGGATATAGTTATGCAATGGTTGATTTGGGTTCAATTAACTCAAATACCACTGGCACTAGTGCAAATTTAGTGCCTATCATTCCACCATCAAAGGGACATGGATATGATATTTACACTGAACTTGGAACTGATAAAGTTTTAGTTTATGCAAGATTTGACGATTCTGATAAAGATTTTCCAATAGATACTAGTTTTGCTCAAGTCTCTATTGTGAAGAATCCAACTAAAGTTGGTACAACTGATGTTTATACCGCAAATAACTTTAGTTCCCTGGATGCATTTAAATTCTCAGCAATCTCAGGAACTCCTAAAGTTGGTGAGAAAATTTTCCAAAGAGTTCAATCCAATACTGCAAAAGCATTTGGATTTGTTGCATCATATGACCAAGACACTAAGGTGTTGAAGTATTTTAAGGATAGATCACTATTCTTCAATCAAACAACACTTGATACACAAGATTACACTGGCATTTCTACTAATGGTAGAAATTATGCTTTTGAATCATCCAGTGAATTAGTTACTGGAGAAACATCAGCATTTACGGGTTCGATTGAAACTAATTTCTCTGGAATTACTACTAATCCATCAGGAACTAAGTTAATCGACCTCGGCGTCAACTTCACAGGTGGCATGGCAGTTTCTGAAATAAATAAAGGCTCAGGGGATGTTATATATCTCGATAACAGAGCCAGCATTGCCAGAAACGCACGCCAAAAAGAAGACTTAAAAATTATACTGGAATTCTAAAAAATGCCACAGAAGACTAACCTCAACGTAAGCCCTTATTATGATGATTTTGATAAGGAAGATAATTATTACAAGGTTTTATTTAAACCAGGATTTCCTGTCCAGGCAAGAGAATTAACTGGTCTTCAATCGATTTTACAAAATCAAATAGAATCTTTTGGAAGTCATATATTTAAAGAAGGTTCTATGGTGATTCCTGGTGGAATCACATGTGATAATGAATTTACAACTGTAAAAATTAATCCCACACACTTGGGTATTGATGTTACAGTATATCTTGATGCATTGTCAGAAGGTCCAGATGGTGCAGGAACAAAAGTTATTGGCGAAAACTCAAAGGTAGTTGGAAGAATTAGTGGATATCTTCTTCCACCAGAAGAGGGTGTTGAGGACATTACTCTCTTTATCAAATATAGAGATGGTGCAGATGATGGTGAAGGTGTAGAATTACAAGATGGTGAAGTATTAGTACTCGATGAGAATATTTCATATGGAAACACTTCTCTCCGTGCAGGAGACACTGTAGCAACTCTTGTTTCTTCTGGTGCCGCAAACACTGGATATTCTGTAGGTGTTGCGGAAGGAGTCTATTTTATCAGAGGAACTTTTGTCGATGTTTTAAAAGAAAAAATCGTATTAGATCCTTATGATAATCAACCATCATTTAGAGTTGGTTTTGATATTGTTGAAGAAATTATAAATTCGAATGAAGATGAAGGACTCAACGATAATGCAAAAGGATTTACAAACTATGCTGCTCCTGGTGCAGATAGACTGAAAATTAGTGTTAAGTTGGCTAAAAAGCAACTTACAGATATTGAAGATATTAACTTTATTGAGTTAGTCAAAGTTGATGAAGGAGAAATCAAGAAACTTCAAAATAAATCAGACTATAATTTAATTAAGGATTACTTTGCAAAAAGAACTTTTGAAGAATCTGGAAACTATGCTATCGATAATTTTATCGTTGAAGCATCAGAGTGTTTAAATGATGAAAAAGGTAATGGTGGTCTCTTCAGAAAAGATGAAGTAACTGAACAAGGAAATACTCCTTCTGAAGATTTACTTGCACTTAAAATTTCTGCAGGTACTGCCTACGTAAAAGGATATGACATTGATTTAGTAGGTTCTACAGTTATTGATGTTCCAAAACCAAGAACAACAAAAACTGTTCCAACCGCAGCTATCCCATTTGCAATGGGAAGTCTTCTGAAGATTAATAATGTAGCAGGTGTTCCATATATCAACATTGGAGATACAAGTGCTGGTGGTGCTAATAGCACAAGTTCAAACATTATTGAACTTTACAAGGAAAGAAGAAATCATAATGGTATTACAAATATTACCGATGCCGCTACTGCTGGTCTGAATACAAAAATTGGTGAAGCAAGAGTCTATTGGTACGGTCTTGCCGATGACACATATAAGGGAAATGCCACTCAATGGGATCTTTATCTCTACGATATTCAAACATATACAGAAATAACATTATCAAACACATATAATACCAGTGATGTTCCAGATTCTTCTTATGTAAGAGGTCTTTCTAGTGGAGCAACAGGATATATTGATGATAGATCTGCTAATGTATATCAATTGATTCAAACATCAGGAACCTTCCTTGAAGGTGAGAGTGTTATTATCAATGAGCAAACTCAGTATCAATCAGGAATTACAACTGTTACTGAATATACTACTGATGATATCAAAGCAGTATTCCAAGATGCTGATGCACTGAATACCGATTTACAAACTAACTTCATTGCAGATACTGTACTTCACGAAAGAACTCTTCCAAACTTTTCTAAAACTGACTTGATGAATATTTCTGGTTCTGGTTCTACCAGGACTGGTCAAGTTGGTGGAAGATTCTTTAGTGGAGTAACAGGAATTAAATTAGGAAGAACTATAAAATATCAGAATGGTAATGCTGATCCAATTTACTCTGATATTACTGCAATTGCTGCAAATGGAACTTCAATCAGTTTAACTGTCCCAACAACAGCACTTTCTGGAGTTTATAGAGCAACTCATACCAACGGTAATTATACCTTCTCAATGATGGTTCCAAAGATTATTAACTTTGGTTCCACCGGTCTTTACTCCCATTTACCAGTTGAAAACATTGCTAGTGTAGATTTAGCACAAGCAAGTTTAAAAATTACTAAGCAGATAAACTTAGCAAGTTTTAGTGGAAATAGCTTTGATCTTGCAGTTTCAGATGCTATCAGCGCAAGTGCTGGTATTAATAGTGTATTCTACACACCATTTGATGCAGAAAGATATTCCATCCACTACTCTGATGGAACAACAGAAAAACTTACATCAGGTAAGTTCTCTCTTGGACCTAATGGTGATACAATTTCGTTCAGTGGTCTTGATAAGGCATCAGATAGTAATGTAAGTGTAATTGTAACTTTAGATAAGAGAAACGTAACTAACAAAACCAAAGATTATATCAGAAGTCAATCTTTGGTTGTATCTAGAACTAAGAAAAACAATGCTGCTGTTGGATTAGATACTAGTAGTTTCTATGGAACAAGAATTGAAGACGATCAAATTTCGTTGAATGTTCCTGACGTTATGGAAGTATGTGCTGTTTATGAATCAACTGATGAGAATGATGCTGTTCTTGATAAACTGACTTTCCAAACCGGATTGAATTTGGATGTCAATTCAATTATTGGTGAGAAACTAGTTGGTTCGGAAAGTAGAGCAATTGCCTACGTTCATGAAAAAACTGCAAATACAATTACATATGTACCAAAGAATGCAAACACCTTTATTGTTGGTGAAACTGTTACATTTGAAAGTTCAGCAATTTCTGCACCGGTGCAGGAAGTAACAAAAGGAAGTTATGTTGATTTAAGTGCAAATTATAGATTAGATACTGGTCATAGAAATGATTACTGTGATTATTCTAGAATTATTAGAAGACCTGGAAGTCCAACTCCAAGCAAGAGATTAACAATTATTTTTGATGCTTATCAAGTTGGTTCAGAAAACCAAGGAGATTTATTTACTGTAAATTCATATGCAGCAGATAGATTTAAATCTGATATTCCATCACTCCCAAGTGGATTAAGAGTTACAAATACTCTTGATTTTAGACCAAGAGTAAAACCATTCACTTCAACAACAGCATCACCTTTTGCATTCGACTCTAGGGAATATGAATCAACCTACAGATACATAATCACCCCAGATGAGGCATCTTATGTTGGTTACAGTTACTATCTGCCAAGGATTGACTTAGTAGCACTCAATAGATTGGGTGAAGTTGAAGTAGTTTATGGTGATCCTGCAGATGTTCCACAAGCACCTATTTTGGCTGATGATGCAATGGAACTTGCTGAAATCAGTTATCCACCATATCTCTTCAATCCAGATAAGGAACCGAGAATTGTCTTAAAAGACAATAGAAGATTCACAATGCGTGACATTGGAAAACTTGAAGATAGAATTGAAAATCTTGAAGAAGTTACCAGTCTTTCAATGCTTGAGTTGAATGCAAAAACTCTTGCAGTAACTGATGCCAATGGTTTAGATAGATTTAAATCTGGATTCATTGTTTCTGATTTCAGAGATAGATCATTGTTTGATGAACGCTTATCTACTATTGATATTGATAAGGAAAATGCTGCAGGTATTGCCCCTGTTGATCTGTGGTCAATGAATGCAGAATTAGCACTTGATGCAAGTATTGATGTTTCGCAGGCAGATTTATCACAAAATTTAAAACTTGCAGATTCCAGTATTCAAAAGGCTGGTGACCTGGTTACATTGAAATTTAGTGAAGTTGGTTATATAGAGCAACCACATGCAACTCATGTTGAAAATGTCAACCCATTTGAAGTTGTCACATTCGTTGGTGGCGTTCAGTTAGATCCTGCATCAGATAACTGGACTAGAACAATTTATATCAATGATCATAGAACAGAATCAACTGGTGCTAAGTGGAAACAAATTGCAAATGTTACCCAAAATGTAGATAGAAAGGTAACAAGAAGAAGATATAAAAAAGGTGGTGGTAGAGGTGAAACTGGAGTTAGAAGGTATGTCACCACAACAATTACAACAAAAACAAAATATACACCAAAACTTGAAGGACCTTCCAGAGAGTTTGATTATGTTGAGAGTGTAAAAGTAAGTGGTGAAGCAGATCCATGGATGCGTGAAAGAAATGTTTACTTCAATGCAAATGGATTGAGACCTTTCACAAAGCATTATCATTATCTTGATAGTCAACAAGTTGATCTTGTACCAAAACTTTGTGAAATGAAAATGGTTTCTGGTACTTTCCAGGTTTTTGAAAACGCTGATATTTTTGATTCTACTGGTAAAAAGATTGGTTTCATAAAACTCCAACGTCCAAACCACAAGTATGGTGATGAGACTAGACCAGATATTGGTGCAGGTCTTGGTTCTCCATCAGTTCTTGTAGAAAAATATCAGGTTGATCCATTTGATAGAGATAGACCTGCTCCAGGTTCAACTTACTCACCAACATCCAGACTTATAAACTTCTGCGTTAGAATTCTTTCTACCCAACAAAAGTTCTATGGATATGTTGAGAAAAATGCTAAAGTTGTTGGTAGAACATCAGGTGCTGTTGCACGACTTACGAATGTAAGCTTGATGTCTGATAATTGGGGAGATGTTATTGCTAATTTCTACTTCAGAAATCCAAACGCCAATCCAAAACCACCAATTAGAGTTAAGAGTGGAACTAAAACAGTTAAAGTTACTGCACTTCCACCAAATACTGCTGTTCTCCCAGGTTCTACTAAGTTTGCATCTGAAGCAATTGGAACATACAGTGGTTCTGGAACCATCTTGACACAGAGAACAAAAACTGTTGCTGTTAGAAATCCACCCAGACCAAGAGCGAAGAAAACCGAAATTGATGTTAAGGTAAAGGCACCTCACAGAGACCCATTAGCACAATCATTCACTGTTGATGGTAGAGGTATTTTCTTAACATCATTTGACTTATTCTTTGCATCTAAAGACCCCGATCAAAAGGTATTCGTTGAATTAAGAACAATGGAATTGGGAACACCAACCCAATACTTGGTTCAAGATTATACTCAGGTTGCACTGAACCCATCGGATATTCAAGTTTCTAAAGATGGTAGTGTTCCAACCAGAGTTCGTTTCCCATCTCCAGTTTATCTTGCACCAGATACTGAATATGCAATCGTAATTCTTGCTCCCGCATCAGTTCTCTATGAAATGTTTATTGCTAGAATGGGTTCCAAAACTCTTAAGACTAGCAACTTGCCTGATGTACAAAATGTTGTTGTTGGTAAGCAGTATATTGGAGGTTCACTCTTCAAATCTCAAAACGGAACTATCTGGACGCCAAGTCAGTTTGAAGATTTAACCTTCAAACTTTATAAGGCGAAGTTTAAGAAGAAGGGAACTTTGACATGGCATAATAGTGATATTTCACCAAAAGGAACAAATAGTGCAGCACTCACTAGTAATCCAATTGAAGGTTTACCAAGAAAACTTAAAGTTGGAATTAGTGGAACTTTGAATGCAAATGTTGTTCTCGGCACTAAGATTGGTGAGGGTGCAATAGGTCCAAGTATTACTGGATTTATTGAAAATATAGGAGCACCAATATCTACAATTGATGTTACCGATAGAGGTTCTGGATATGCAGTATCACAATCTGGTGTTACTGGAATACAACTATTCTCAATGACTGGTAAAGGAACTGGTGGTGTAGCAACAATTAATACTAATGCAGATGGTGAAATTTCTTCCGTAACCATTACAAACGCAGGTTCTGGTTATGTTGAAGGTGAGGTTGTAGGACTTACAACTTCTTCTTTCGGTGCTACCATAAGACAAGGTTCTGGTGCAAAAGTTACTATTTCTGGTATTGGTGTAACTGATACTTTCTATCTGACTGATGTTCAGGGCGAAAACTTCACCAATTCTGAATCTCTGTTCTTCTTTACTGATCCAACAGACGAATCAACCAGAACAAATTCTGGAGTATCCGTTAATGGTGCTTCCGAATTGGTTGATAACAAGTATAGTGGAAACGTATTCCGCATCAAACAATTCAATCATGCCCACCATGGTGGAAATAATAAGATTGAAATTATTGATGTTGAACCAGATACC